TCTATTAGGGGGTGCGGTGGAATGATTACCGTGCAAAGAGCGCGAGAGCTTCGCGCAATGATTGAAAAGGCGGCGGTTGCCGGGCTCGACGATAAGGACGGCTCGACAGCCGTCGAACTCTATCCGACGCTCTCCGGCGGCGGTGAGCTCGTCAAGGCGGGGGCTCGTATCAACTGGAAAGGCTCGCTCAAGCGGGCGGCGGTGGACTTATGGGACACGGCGGAAAACACGCCAGAGGCCACGCCGAGCTTGTGGGAGGACGTGCTCTATAAAGACGGCGTAAGGATTATCCCGGCAACCATCACGGCGGGGCTCGCGTTCTCCAAGGGAGAGCGCGGCTATTGGGGAGACGTTCTTTACGAGTCCTTGCTCGATAGTAACGTATGGACTCCCGAGGCATATCCCGCCGGATGGCAAAAGGTCACAAAATGAGCGCGGCGGTCTATACGGTCGAACTCGACGGGACAACCATAGCGCGCCTCGAGGCTCTCTTATGGGTAAAACTCACCTCATCCGGCCTGTATAGCGTATGCACAGAGGCCGAGGGCGAGGGCGTTGTCGTCGGCGGGGAGATTTACCACGTCCGAGGGTGTCCGGTTTTGCCGGGTAAGCAGACCGTAAAACTCGACTACATCGAATTATAACGGAGGTACATAATGGACGTTTTTAACGCGATTATCGGAATAATCGGGACTATCCTCGGCGGGATTTTGAGCTATGCCGCATTTCATAGTAGCTCGAAAAAGGATAACAAAAACGAGGGTAAAGAGGCCGGGACGATTTTAACGGAAATCGGCTATATAAAAGCCAATACGGAAGAAATCAAGACCGAGCAAAAAGAACAGCGCCGGACGAACGTCGAGCTTGTTTCCCGCCTCGCCGCCGTCGAAAGCTCGACCAAAAGCGCACATAAGCGGCTCGACCGGCTCGAGGGCGGCAAGCCGGACGAGGACGCGGCGCACAGTAGGCCATAAGCGCCCAAAAATTTGTTGACTCTCGCCCGACTACATAGCCGGACGGGTATCAAATAGAACGCAGTAAACATCATGGACAGGGCAAAAGCCCGGAAAGGAAAAACACAATGAAAAGAAATTGGAAACAGTGGATTAAGGCGGCTGGTATGCGAGCTATCAAGACCGTTGCACAAACCGCCGTTGCAACTATCGGCACGACTGCCGTAATTAGTGAGGTGGATTGGGTGACGGTGGCGAGCGCCTCGTTGCTGGCTGGTATCCTCTCTCTGTTGACTTCTCTGGCGGGTATCCCGGAGGAGCAGGAGGAACAGGAGGCCGAAAATGGTTAAGCGGGTATATTTGTCCCCGTCAAATCAAACGGCGAATACATACTCATACGGCAATACTACCGAGGCCGTCCAGTGCGGACGGATTGCGGAGTATTGCCGGAAAGCCTTGCTCCGCTCGAGCGTTGAGGTCATGGTAGGCCAGTATGACACGATGGCTAATCGGTGCGCCGCCTCTGACAAATTTAACGCAGATTTGCACGTCCCCATTCACACGAACGGTTGCAACGGCGTGGCATCCGGAACGCGAATTTTTTGTTTCAGTTCCGATAAGGACTCGGCGGGTTATAAGGCGGCGAAAGCCGTTTTTGACGTGCTGGCTCCGTTCACTCCGGGCAAAAGTGAAAACATCAAGGAATATCCGGGGCTTTTCGAGGTAAGAACTCCGAAAGCGCCGACGGTCTATATTGAGGTCGATTTCCATGATGTTCCGGCGGTTGCAAAGTGGATTATCGAGAACGCGGAGGGCATCGGTGAGAAAATCGCCGAGGGCTTATGCGACGCGCTCGATGTCGCCTATAAAGCGCCGGACACAAACGCGACCGACATTCCGGCGGATGGCGATACCGGAACAGAGGCGACCGGGAAAACCCTGTATAGAGTGCAAGTCGGTGCGTTTTCGGTAAAAGAAAACGCGGAGAATTTCTTGAGGGAAGTCAAGGCGCTGGGACTCTCAAACGCTTTTATCACAGAGGTAAAAGTGTAAAACGCATAAAAACGGGCGGGGCTTAATGCCTCGCCCGTTTTTTGTTGTCTGAAAGAGTGATTCAATGGCTCTTGTGCGCTATTGTGCTCTTTATGAGTGCATATAGTCTTTTTACGCCGATAGCCCCGTATTTGAACATAAGATAATAAATTTTGTAAAGACCGTAGAGCAAAAAGTAAAGAATCCATCCACAAGCCAACACGGAATACCAACAAAGATAAAAACATCCAACAAATAATAATACAAAAAGGAAATACAAACAATTACTTTTTGTAAGGCGGAGCCCAACTCCGAGCCGGAAACCGCCCATAGACTTTAAGCGCTTCGAGAGGCCGACAAACATCACTCAACGCCTCCCGTTTCTCGCTTTCAGATACGGAACAAGTCCCCACGCGATTAGAGCGCCGCCGACAACAAGCCCACAGACAAAAGAGGAAATGTTCCCTTGTGCAACAAAGGGAATGGAGCAGACGAGGAACAGAGCGCCGACAATGATTTTTGCGAGCATGGCGGCTTTTGTTTGACGCATGCCGGTAGTACGCTCGCGCTCGTCGGCCTCTGCCTTGCGCTTGTCAGCTTTGCGAGCCTTTTCGAATTCCGATTGCTCCTTTTTTCGACTATCGGAACAATGCTTACAAACATAACGGCGAGATTCCGGGATATAATAGCCTCCCTCGTTTGCGTCAAACTGCCGACCACAGTGTACGCAATGAACAATGTGCTTTTTCATGGTATGAGTAACTCCCTCCTATTTTTCGGTCATGCTGACCTTTAACACGATTATGCGCCGAGTATGTGCTAAAGTCAAGAAAAATGCAGACCATTAACACAATGGAGGCGATAACTTGCGTATATATGATTTTGAGGGAAAGAAGAATATAAGCGGCGAGCGAATCCGTGAGGCACGGCTCAAGCTACGACTCTCACAAAGCGAACTCGCCGCGAGGATGCAAGTCGAGGGCGTGACGATGGAGCGGGACTCAATAAGCCGCGTTGAAATCGGGACGCGATTTATTCCCGATTATGAGATACCCGTCTTTGCTCACGTTCTCGGTGTATCCGCCTTGTGGCTCCTCGGAATAGAGTAAATCCCCGGCATATCCGCCGGGGATTATTTTTGCACTTTTTTGAAATTAACACTTGACATACTGCAAGCAGTATGGTAATATAATAGACAGAAAGGAGGTAAACGCATTGGGCAAGCACAAAAAGAAGCGCGGCAACAAGGTCGAGCCGGACAGCTACTTAAACCTTGTTACCGCAATCCTCAATCTCGTGATTGCTATTCTACTGCTGATAGATAAGCTAACCGAGTGAGGGACAGGGGGGAGAAATCCTCCCCCCGTCTTTCAAAGAATAACACGAAAAGCGCTCAATGTCAAATGAACATGACGACAATCATCTACGTCTTATGCGGAGTAAGTATTACTCTATCCGTGATTTCAATTTATATCAATACCAAAAGGAGGCGGCGAAATGGCAGAGACAAAAAGAAAAACTAAGACCTCGACAGCGGTAAAGACTCGGTATAATGAAAAGGTCTATGACATTATATCGGCTCGAGTTCCGAAAGACCTTGCGGCGGATTTCCGCGAAAAGTGCGCCGCCGAGGGTATTCCGCAAGCGCAGATTATCAAAAAGGCGATAGAGGATTTCTTGTCGCGGTAATGAAAGGGCGGGGCTTTCCCGCCCTTTTCCGTATCTTGAGGAGGGCGTTTTATGGGAAAGCGGACGTATAAACAGCTTAATTGGACGAGCCGTATTAAGCTCGAAACGATGCTCAAGCATGGACACTCAAAAAAAGAAATCGCCGAGGAGCTGGGCGTACATATCAGCACCATTTACCGCGAACTCAAGCGTGGAACATATGAGCACCTTAACTCCGATTATACGACGGAGGAAAGGTATAGCCCGGAAAAGGCCGAGGCTCGCTATCAAGAGGGGCTCGCCGCGAAAGGCGCTCCCCTCAAAATCGGGAAGAATCACGCCGCCGCGCAGTTTATCGAGGACAAAATCGGGAATGACAATTATTCTCCGGCGGCTGTATGCGCCCTCCTCAAGCGGGAGGAATACGAATATCTCGGTATTACCTTTTGCCGTGCAACACTCTACAAGTATGTCGAGGAGGGTGTCTTTCTGACGCTCACAAATCAAGACCTCCCCGTAAAAGGCGACCGGAAAAAGAAGCATCGAAAAATCAGAAAAAAGCAGTCTCGAGCATCCAGCGGCACGAGCATAGAGCAGAGGCCAGAGTATATTAACGAGCGGCAGGAGCCGGGACATTGGGAAATGGATACCGTCGTTGGAAAGAAGCTCACGAAAGCGCGTTTACTTGTCCTCTCCGAGCGCGTCACCCGGCGGGAAATCATCATCCGCATAAAGGACGGTCGCGCCGAGACAGTCGTCGCGGCATTAGACCGCCTTGAGCGCATTTATGGCGCGGCGTTCTATGAGATTTTCAAGACAATAACCGTAGACAATGGCTCCGAGTTCGCGGACGCTGACGGCATCGAGCGGAGCGCTCGGCGCAAGGATGCAAAGCGGACGACGGTCTATTATTGCCATGCGTACAGTTCTTGTGAGCGTGGCACAAACGAGAACATTAACCGCATGATACGGCGGCAGTTCCCGAAAGGTACGGACTTCGACAAGGTAACGGCGGCAGAGGTGAAGCGAGTCGAGACGTGGCTCAACAACTACCCTCGGGAAATCCTCGGTTTTATGTCCTCGGCGCAAGCGTTCGAGCTCGCTTTCGACCGTGCCGCATAGCTCTTAAAAATTTATTCTATCTTTTTCGCACAAAATACTTGACATTCGCATGAACAATGCCGCAGCCGGGCCGGAAAAAGACAGAAAGGCGGCCCTTTGGGACGCCTTTCTGCGAACGTATTGCTCAGTATTTTTCGTCCAGCACCTGAATCAGGGCGGCGATGGCGTTGTCGCGGCAGTCCGGCAGCTTGTACACCTGGGGCAGGGCCAACACCTGGGGCAGCGCGTTGGCGGGGGCGAAGGCCATACCCGCCCAGTTCAGCATGGAGATGTCGTTGGCGTGGTCCCCTACGCAGGCCACATTCTCCTGCCGGATGCCCAGCAGCTCCGCCAGGCGGCGGACCATGCCGCCCTTGTTGGCGCCCTTGGCCGTCAGCTCCACCAGCGAGGAGCTGCTGGCCACGATCTCGTACCGGTCGTACCAGGGCTGGGCGCGGAGGAAGTCCAGCAGCGCCGGCTGATTTTCCGGCTCCGTGGAGAAAAGGGCCTTGCTGATGGGGGACGGTACCTCCGTCATGCTGTCCACGAACACCGTGGGCGAATGGGTGATGTGCAGGTGGCGGCGGGTCACATCGTTGGGCTGCAGGGCGTGGATGTCGTTGTTGTCGTGATACAGCTCCACCGCCGAGAACGGCAGGGCGCCGATGACCTGCTGGATGCAGTCCTTGGCCTCGTCCGGCAGAAACGCCTCACACAGGTATTTTCCGGTGGGGA